TGGTTGATGAAATACCAAGTTTGCTGCAGAGGGGCCATCATGATGATGACTCCTCAAGTTGTTCATCTGATATGGATAATAGAGACTCTGAACCATTTGAGTATCTGTCTGAACCAGAGGATGAGCAACGTGAGACTGTTGGAACTGAAGACACTGAAGAAGTGCCAGATATGTCGCGACAGTATTATCCCAATGGGGACCCAATGCTATCTGTTGAGGAATTCTATATGATCCTCGCAGACAGACGTGCTGCTTTAGATGCACGTCAAGCTGGTTACCCAGAAGGATGTGGCTATGAGCCACAATCCGCTGGAGAAGTGTTCTCTTTTATGAGACCATTTGTCCAGAGTTTGGCTACGAATGCTATGAAGAATTATTCTGATGAATTTCTAGAGCAGATTCGTGGAGCCGTTGATTTTCTATATTTAGTTATCAATGCGCCCGATTTCGCTTGTGTGTTCGCAGCCCTTGACCTATATTTGTATGGTCATCACAAAACGGATTTGTATCAAGTGATCAAAACGTACGTCATGGGAATGAATGAACCCCAGGATGCACCTGAACCAGATGCAAATAACAAGACTTGGGCTGACATGGTTAGCAATATGCGATCCAATTGGGCCAAAGTCAAGTACAATCCGTTCTTCCAGCACGTGTCCAAGATGCTGGGAATCGTGGCAGCGTTAGAGATATGTTCAGCCAAGAAGATGGATTTTTCCATTAAAGGCTTGAAAATTGTCTCCGCTGATCTCCAAGTGCAACAGGGAGACGCCTTTGATCTTATTGAGGCTATTCTTTGCACTGTGGATTACATGATTCGCGTTTACTCACTCTGTATGGAGAAAGGCTCAATACAGCCGTTGCTCTTAAACGATAGTGAGGCATACGCCATGGACGATGAGTATGCTCTACTCGTGTCATTGTGGCCACTAGTTCAATGTGGTAACTTGACGCGTGAGAAGGGCATCGAGGAGGAGGACTACAACCGTAGATTGAATGATTTAGCTCAAAAATTACGATCGCTTCTGCCCAATTTGAAGGGCATTGAGAAATCGACTGTTGAAGCTAAGTACATCCGGATTATGTCTATTATGAACGACTATTCGGTTCTGCGTGTTTCGTCTGGCCTCAAGAAGGAACCATTTGTCATTGAGTATTTTGGAGAGAGTGCAGTGGGCAAGTCGAACGTCTGTGATATAATGACAGAAGTTTTGCTGGCTTCGCAGAATTTACCACTTGATCCCAAATTCCGATGGACGTACAATGGAGGAGACAAATACATGAGTGGTATTGATTCCACCACGATTGTTGCTCTCATGGATGACTTCGCCAACGCTCTACAGAGAGCAGGAGGAGGCAATCCGTGTCAAACACTTGTGGAGTTAGCCAACCCTACTGGGTTCACGCCCAATATGGCTGCTCTACATGAGAAGGGCAAAATGTCACCGCGTTTGGAATTAATCAACATCACTACCAATGTGAAGGACTTGGCAGCCATTATGTACTCGGCTTGCCCTGTTTCTATCCAGAGGCGTGCCCACGTGGTTGTCGAAGTGAAAGTTCGTGAAGAATTCGCATTAAGAGACCACAATGGCAAACGTATTGGTATTGATAACGAGAAAGTTCAGGCAAAATTTGCAGGAAAGCAATTTCAGGACATCTGGCTGTTTACGATTCAACGTGCTGGCTCTCCTCCCGATCTCCAATCGCTAGCTCCATATGAAATTTTGAAACATAATGGACGTGAGTTGAAGGACGTTGGGTGGTATGAGATGATGCACTTTTTGATTTATTCGTTTGACAAGCACCGTTCTCGACAAGAGGACGTTATGAACAGGAATAAGGAAACAAAGGAACTTGCAGTCAAATGTAAGGTACCAGGGTGTCCATTTATGGAACACTGCTGTCCTGTCCACAGTGATGCGGTCGCCAATGGGAAAGTCCCTGCGGATTACAAGGCAACTGACATTGCTGGCCTGCAGAATGCCGCCAACGAAGCCTCAAAGAAGGAATCTAACGTTGAACAGGTCCCCGATATTTCATGTGCCAATGATCCTCATTTGGCTAGAGAGATTGGAGATACATTGTTTGAGAGCAGGCAGAAACTGGCCGCGTCCTTGGCGTCTTCTATGTTTGGATTTGACGCCATGGTTACTGAAGCTAGCACGCAAGCTATCCGAATGGCTACTGATAAACTCATAAAACACTGGGATTGGATGTGGTTTATTCCAACTCCTTGGATTGAGAATGAGCATTTTCTGAATTTGATGATGTTTCTTCACCAGGATGAGTTGAAGTCGAAGTTCGCGTGGCATTCAGCCTTCTTGTGGTTCTTTGTCCTCTCTGCTTCTGTGTCACTTCATTTGTGTGAGATGCCAACATTCGTACTTGCGTTCGTTGTTTTGTTTGCCATTTCGGCTCAAAAATCTATGGTCGAGAATGTACGCTCTAATTATCAAGCAGCTCTGATTGAGCGCTCGACAGTGAGCGAGACTCTTAACCATTACAAGACGCAGCACATTGATAAGGTTCTCGCCGCCAGTGCGTTCTTGGCATTCCTTTATGGTATGTCCGAGATATATAAGGCGTATCGAGAAAATTTTGGCAGTGTCATGGAACCGCAAGGCACATTGACCCCTCAAACGACCGAAGATGTAGAAAAGCGAGATTCAGAGACCAACGTGTGGGCCGAGGTTGTTCGCAGACCACTACCCTTACAGGATGCCGCAAAAGGTTCTACACCTGAGCAATTACGACGCAAGATCGAGAAAAATCTCGTCTATGCTTCTGTGATGATTCATGGTGAGCCCTTTGCTGCTAACATGTTGTTTCTAGACACTGGTGTTGCGGTTATTCCACAGCATTATTTCAAAGATTCAGCAGACCTGAAGGCGGTTTGTAGAAAGAAGAACCCCGAGTCGAGTGGTGGAAAATTCACTGTACAAATGGGCATATCCAATGCCTATTTTGTGCCAGATAGTGATTTGGCCATCGTTGCAGTCACTGGTGGAGGCGATTTTGCTAACCTTGAGAAGTATCTACCAACTGAAGACATTACTGCGTCTGATTTTCATTGGACATATAGGGAGAAAACAGGAGGTTTGACACATGCTCAGGGCTATGCAGTTCGTACGAACACCGGACATAAATTGAAGCAGTTCGTTGGTCTGGAATACAAAGGTTTGTCCGTCACAACACGAGGTGGTGACTGCGGATCGGTTTTGTCAGCCACACACAAGAGTCTTATTTTAGGATTTCATGTTGGTGGAAAAACTGGCACACCAGAAGGTTGCGCATGTTCCATATTGTTGCGTGACATGACAAATTTCCGCAATTTCCAGCGATCTTCGCCGGATACAGTGCGATCAGGTAGTGCGAGCACATTTGATCCCCATATCATGGGTAAAGATGTGCTCCTAGATGGTGAGCCTCATAAGAAGAGTCCCATCAACTATATGCCTGTTGGTTCTCAGATTCAGTGGATAGGCAATTGTGTTGGCCATTCCACGTTTAAGTCTGAGTTCAAAGTTACGCCTATGTCGCAGTACGTCACTGAGTTCATGGATTTTCCGAACATATACTGTGCTCCAGTTATCAGTCCTCAGTGGGAAGGATGGCAAAAGTGTTTGGCCAATTTAGCCACACCGTCTGAACCTTTCCCTGTTTCCCTGTTGCAGATAGCAATAGAAGACTATATTAAGCCTTTACGCACTCTGTTTCAGAACAAGTTGTGGCGGGACACGCGTCCCCTCACTGACATGGAAAATATGAATGGTATTCCAGGACGCAAGTTCATTGACAGGATAAAGCTCAACACCGCAATTGGGTTCCCTTTTACTGGACCCAAGTCTAGGTATGTTATAGAGTTAGACCCTGTCGAGCCTTATACGAAGATTGTCGAATTCAATGCCGACATCAAGGAAAGGATAGACAAGGTATTCGAGAGGTACAAGAACGGAGAACGAGCTTATGTAATAGCCAAAGCGTGTAAGAAGGATGAAGTTTTAGC